ATAATGTTATGACAGGTGATGCCAGGTTCTTAATCGCATTACTTGGATTACTTAATTATGATTTAATATCTACAGATACAGTTACACCACCTAAAAAAATAGATCATGTCGCATTTGGCCGTAAAGTGCCTAAGAATGAGTATAAAGTGATTACGATTAACTTACCCAAGCCTAGAGGTAAAAGGGTCTATTCTCGCATGTTTACTGGGCAAGGATCGCCTAAAAGAGAACATTGGAGAAGAGGACACTGGAGAGTGCTAAAGAATAAGCAAGGCAAAATTATTAAACGTATTTGGATAGATCAGCAAAAGGTTGGCAATCCACAATTGGGTAAAATAACACATGATTATGTATTAAATAAAAAAGATGCTTGACATGGTATTGAATACTATAGTAACTATAGAGAACTATCTTAACTAGCAAAGGAAGGAATTAAGATGAGCAGACTATCTGATAAACTACTTGAAGTAGAGTTGTTCGTAGGTGAGCAGTTGCAAGACTACACAAACGAGCAAGTGTTAAAGCAAGTAAAAATAAAGTTTGGTCTTGATATGTATGTAGATCATGCAAAAGACTTGCTTAATGAGTTTCAACAAGA